TGGTCTTACACTAACAAGTTCATTGATGTAGAAACACTGGCAGCAGGTGATAGCTTTGGGTATGTCTCACAGCTTATAGGATACGCACACGCTGCAGGTAAGAACGTTGGTGGATGGTGGGTAGTCAACAAGGGTAATGGTGAGTTCAAGTACGTACCTGCTGCCTCTGTGGACAAAGATGCTGTACTGGATGACATTCAGCAGACCCATAACTACATCGCTAATGATGAACCGTTTGAGCGTTGCTTCTCTGCTGAACCTGAAACGTATCGGGGTAAGCCTAGTGGTAACATGAAGCTAACTAAGCAGTGTAGTTTCTGTTCACACAAAAAGAAATGCTGGCCAGGATTACAAGCCCTGCCATCTAAAGTATACAAGGGTGGTAAGACGCCACCTACTGTAGAGTATGTGTCACTAAATAAGGAGTATTAATAGATGACCGCAGTTACTATTGACGATAAAGAGTATGAACTTGAGAAGCTAACAGATGAGCAGCGAGAGATCGTTACTCTACTGCAGCAGAACACTGTCATACTAAATCAACTCAGTCACCAGATGGGTTGTGTTCAGGCTGTAGGACAGATGAAGACAGCAGAGCTACGGCAGTCACTAGGTATTGAAGCGCCTGATGCCGCCACTGAAGAAGCGTAAGCATAACTCTAGAAGGTATCGCAGTGGCCTAGAGAAAGAGGTTGCTGCGTACCTAAAGTCTGAGCAGAAAGAAGTCAGGTATGAGTTACTGAAGATAGAATGGGAAGACCTACGCTATCGGACGTACACACCTGACTTCGTTTTAGATAACGGTATCATAATAGAAACCAAAGGAATCTTTGATAGTGATGACAGACGTAAGCACTTAGAGGTACGGAAGCAGCACCCTGAGTTAGACATACGGTTCGTCTTCAGTAACGCCAAAGCTAAGCTATACAAGGGAGCTAAGTCTCGCTACTTTGATTGGTGTGATAAGAATGATTTCATGTGGGCACATAGAGTTATACCTGAAGCATGGCTAAAAGAAAAAGGTAAGCCGATCAAGTCAGATCGTATTCCCCTCAAGCATAAAAGGAAAACTTAAATGTCATACAAGATTGAAGGTAACGAGGTAGCGTTCATACTTAAACCCCTAGACTATGACAAGAATGGTGACTGGACAGGCGAACTATCTACAGGTATAGCACTACACCCAGACAACACTCTTAACAAAACAGATCTAGCACAGATGATTAACTTAGTTACTCTGCTAGGGGCTTTCTTAGAGGTGTCACAGTGGGATGATTATGTATACGATACAGTAGAAGCTGAAAGAAATAGACTAATAGACCTTGACATGCAAGAGGAATCTGATATATACGAGGAAGTAGAAGGTACAGGCGGTAAGGTACTACGCCTTACTGCATTCACTAAGACACAGGGTAACGCATGATTAAAGAAGAACCACCTATGACAGGACACGATCCAGTAAATAAGCCTGTACATTACAATCAAGCAGGTATTGAATGTATAGATGCAATAGAAGCTATGACAGAGAATATGTCGGGAGCTTTAGCACCGCAAGCAGCTAACGTGTTGAAGTACATGTGGCGCTGTGAGTACAAGAACGGACTAGAAGATATTGATAAAGCCATCTGGTACTTGAACAGACTACGTAAGCGTTGGTTGGAGACACACAAATGAAGGATAAAAGATTCAGTGTTACATTTGTGATGGCGATAGATAAGAACAATAACATACTATCGTCAGATGACAGGTCACACAGTGAAGATGTATACGACTTGATAGTTGATACGTTTTATGATACTGATGATGTCGAAGTAGAAAACTTATATGTAAAGGAACGCCCATGATTAATGAGACAGACCTAGAAGCATTCGGATACTTTGAGATGTTTCAAAATAGTTCTGACTATGACACAGATCCAATACGTTTCTATAGTCAGTTTGTAGAGGATAAGGTATTCACTAAAGGCCGTGATCGTTTAGTAGAGAACACGCTAGGCTTAACAGGTGAGGCAGGTGAAGTAGCAGAGAAGATCAAGAAACTATTTCGTGATAGCTCTAAGTTCTCTGATGAAGAAGTACTCAAAGAGTTAGGTGATGTATTGTTCTACGTTACCGCACTGTCTAACATCTTTGGTGGTAACTTACGTAAGACTATGGAAATGAATATGGCTAAGCTGAATGACAGAGAACAGCGTGGTAAACTTAAGGGATCAGGAGACAACAGATAATGAGCAACTACCTACCGACAGACTATCAGAGCTTCATTGCTCTATCACGATACGCCAAGTACTATGATGGTGAAGGGCGTGAGAACTGGGGCGCTACCGTAGGGCGCTACATACTTAACTTAGTAGACAACAAAGTAGATCAAGCTACGTCAGATGAAATACACAACGCCATCTTGAATCTAGAAGTCATGCCCTCTATGCGAGCACTAATGACTGCTGGCCCAGCGCTTGACAGAGATAACACTGCTGGGTATAACTGTAGCTACCTACCCGTAGATGACCCTAAGTCCTTCGATGAGGCTATGTACATCCTCTTGTGTGGTACTGGTGTCGGGTTCAGCGTCGAGAGGCAGTACGTTAGTAAGCTCCCTGAAGTACCTGAGTTGTTCGACAGTGATACCGTTGTCGTTGTCAAAGACAGTAAGGAAGGTTGGGCTAAGGCGTTCCGTCAAGTTCTTGCACTCCTCTGGGCTGGTGAGATCCCTAAGTGGGATGTGTCTCGTGTACGTCCTGCAGGTGCTAGGCTTAAGACGTTTGGTGGTAGAGCTAGTGGCCCAGCGCCTCTAGTAGAACTGTTTAACTTTGCTATCACAACTTTCAAGAATGCACAAGGAAGAAAGTTAAGCAGCGTAGAGTGCCATGACTTGATGTGCTTCATTGGTCAGATCGTAGTAGTAGGTGGTGTACGCCGTAGTGCTATGATCTCTCTGTCTAACCTCAGTGATGACCGTATGCGTCACGCTAAGTCAGGTCAGTGGTGGGAGACTGCAGCGTGGAGAGCATTAGCTAATAACTCTGTGTGTTACACTGAGAAGCCAGACATGGAAACGTTCATGCGTGAGTGGCAGTCACTGGTAGAGAGCAAGTCAGGTGAGCGTGGTGTATTCAATCGGCAAGCAAGCAAGAAGCAAGCTGAGAAGTATAACCGAAGGGATAGTAACTACGACTTTGGTACTAACCCCTGCAGCGAAATCATCCTGCGCCCATATCAGTTTTGTAATTTAACAGAGGTAGTTGTACGTGCTACGGATACTGTGGAAGACCTTGCTAGAAAAGTTAAACTGGCTACGATTCTGGGAACCATTCAGTCCTCATACACAAAGTTCCCCTACCTGCGTAAGGTGTGGACGAACAACACAGAAGAGGAGCGCTTGCTTGGTGTGTCACTTACGGGAATAATGGACAATCCTCTGATGACTCATAAGAATAAAGGCTTGGAGAAGACTCTTGAATATCTTCGTGGGATCGCTGTATCTACTAATACTGAATGGGCTGACCGTCTTAATATACCTGTATCTGCTGCGATTAGCTGCGTCAAACCATCGGGCACAGTCTCGCAACTGGTGGATAGTGCCAGTGGCATACACGCTCGCCATAGTCCCTATTATATCCGTACTGTGCGTGGTGATAATAAAGATCCGCTAACGCAGTTCATGAAAGACAAGGGTGTACCTAATGAGCCATGCGTTATGAAGGGTGACACTACTACAGTGTTTAGCTTCCCAGTTAAGTCTCCTGATAAAGCTGTTACACGTAACGACATGACAGCCATTGAGCAGCTACAGACATGGCTAACGTACCAACGTTCATGGTGTGAGCATAAGCCTAGCGTGACGATCTCAGTGCGTGACCATGAGTGGCTGCATGTAGGTGCCTTTGTGCATGAACACTTTGATGAGATGTCAGGTGTGTCTTTCTTGCCACACTCAGATCATACATATCAGCAAGCACCATACCAGGATTGTACGAAAGAAGAGTACATAGATCTGTTACAAGAGATGCCTAACAACATTGACTGGTCAGAGCTTACGCAGTATGAAGATGAAGACAATACTGCAGGTAGTCAGACTATGGCGTGTACTGGTGACACTTGTGAGATAGTGGATCTAACATGAGTATATACACATTAGTGGGGCGGGTTGACTGCCCTCACTGCTCTAATGCTATGGGTCTACTGAGAGATAATCGTATTGAAGTACAGTACTATTCTCTCAACGACTCAAAGTGGGTACTTGACTTATTTAAAAAGTCTGGTATAAAGACTGTACCCCAGATATGGGATCAGGAAGGTAATCACATAGGTGGTTATACTCAACTTAAAACTCTCTTGAAAGGAGAATAACATGACAGGTATTGAATTTATGGCAGTAGCAACTATTGGTATGGTAGCCATTGGTGAGGTTATCAGCCTTGCATCTGAGCATGGCCCAGCGCTGGTTGATCAAGTAAGAGGCTGGTTCTAAGATGTATGTTCTAGTACTCATAATGATGTTTGAAGGTAAGATTAAGGTTCAATCTTTTGATGGTTTGTTTATGGATGTTAAGTCCTGTAATCAACTAGCTACCGAAATGGAAGAGCGTCTTATGAGTACTAGACCTACTCCAGAATCATCAGCTAACACATACTGTTTCCAAGTACCAGAAAGTGCATAATGCAATTACAAATGTTCTCATCCCTACCTTATGATGATACAGAAGAAACTAAACAATGTAAAGTCTGCAAAGAAGTTAAACCTATAGTAGGCTTTCACATACAGTGTTATAAAAAAGATAACATACCATCATACTCTAAAGTCTGTAAGGGTTGCAAGGAGACACAGAGACAAACCAGAGATATGTTAAAAGCTGTGGCTTCTCCTATGCCAGATAGATGTGACTGTTGTGGTGCGGAAGATGCTCTAATATTAGATCACTGTCACAAGACTTTAAAGTTTAGAGGGTGGATCTGTAATGGATGTAACGTAGGGATAGGACATTTAGGTGACACAGTTGAAGGGTTAAACAATGCAGTGGAGTACTTAAAGAAACACTATGGATAATGTAATACCAGTTAAGCAACGGCGCACCCGTCGAAAGACAAACTATAAGAACGCCGAACAAAAGAATACTTCAGGGCTAGTACCTAGAACAAACACA